TAAGGTTGATGAAAGTGAAGAACTTGATGAAGGCACCGAAGAGGAGCTTGACGAACAGTCAAAGAGTGACTTGCCCGATCGTGGCGCTGGACGTGCTGCTGGCGGCCGTCGGTTAGACGAAGAAGAGGAAGATCTTGATGAAGCTGCAAAACCTGATTATATTGATTTAGATAAAGATGGCGACAAAGAAGAATCTATGAAGAAAGCTGCTGCTGATGCTAAGAAGAAAAAGCATGGTAAAGATGACGATGATAAGAAAAATGAGTCCGTTGATCCTTTACAAGAAGCAATTGCTAACTTACTTCGTAAGCATCTTAGAGGTTAAGAACATGTCCGGTAAGTATAAAAGTTGCTCTTAAATTGAGCAGGAATAAGTTTATACAAAAACTATTATTATTACATTCAAAAGAGGAACAAACAATGTCATTAGACAAAGCGTGGAAAGATTTTTTAAATGAGAGTGTTGATGAAAAGACTATCTTTACCTATATTCAAGGTCTCCAAGAAATTATTTCCAATCTTAAACCAAGAACACTAACTGAAAAACGAAGGTTACAGTTAGCGAGACAGCACTTACGTGAAGTTAAAAGATTTGCACGTAAATTGAATAATGACATTGGTGTTCTTCAAGAAAAACTTAATATACTGGAAGAGTCAAAAGGAGATGAATAATGGCGAAAGCTAATACTCATCTCACACACTTAGAAGAATTGGTGCTTACCCAAGGCTCAGATGGTTATAACATGGCTAGAGCCTTCCTTCTAGAGCTTTTAAAGGTTCTTAAGGGTAACACCAAGTCTAAGATTCAAACGTCCGTCAAATGGGACGGAGCGCCTGCTATTTTCGCTGGCACAAATCCTGAAAATGGTAGGTTCTTTGTTGGTACTAAATCTATTTTTAATAAAGTACCAAAGATTAATTATACCGAAGAAGATATTGTTAAGAATCATGGGCACGCGCCCGGACTAGTTGATAAATTAACCAAAGCTTTACGGTATTTGCCGGCACTCAAGATCCAAAACATTCTGCAAGGTGATTTTATGTTTGACGATGGAATGGTGTCGACTATTGAAGTTGATGGTGAGCCTCATTATCGTTTTAAACCAAACACCATTACATATACAGTCCCTGTAAACTCTGATCTTGGAAGAGAAATTGGTGAGTCTAAGTTTGGAATTATTTTTCACACAACTTATAATGATTTAGATGGCAATGCTAGTTTTGGCGCTGACATATCTGGACTTAGAAAAACACCCGGAGTGTGGTTTGATGATGCATACTTCGATGATAATACCGGCGTTGTGACGTTAACGGAGGATGAAGAGGCAGAAATTGTTAGATTAGTAACAGAGGCTGACGAAGTTAATGAACGCATTAATTATGAAGACCTACCCGCGGCACTTTTAAACATTTATATTAATAGTGAAATTAAAGCTGGTAACTTTTTAGAAGATCCAGAAAGCTCGTATGAGGGATTCTTAAACTGGTATTCACAACGTTCTCAAAAGAAGATAAACAATCTTAAAAGTGTGAAAGGTAAACAAAAAGCAACACAAAACACTAGACAGACTTTACAATCTTTTAAAGAAAGAAGAGAAGACATAGAGAATATTTTTAGGATTAGTCGATTATTATTTGAAGCTAAAAACATTTTTATTCAAAAATATAACAACGCTGTTTACAGAACAAGACATTTTATTGAAAATGAATCTGGAGATTTAGTTGCTAGTAATCCAGAAGGATATGTCGCTGTGGATCATCGAGGCAATGGAATAAAATTTGTTGATAGATTAGAATTTAGTAAAGCTAATTTTGCCATTGATAAAAGTGATAAGTTCTCGTCTGAACTAAATGAAGATGAGGATGAAGACGATGATCCGGTTGTTGATGACGAATATCCAAAAACAATTGCCATTGTTCCCGGTGCATTTAAGCCACCACATAGAGGACATTTAGACATGGTGCGAAAATATGCTAACATGGCTGATGAAGTTATTGTTTTAATTTCTCGCCCTACTAAAAGCGGTAGAAGACTACCAAACGGTAGAGAGATAACTGCTGAAGATTCGTTGAAAATATGGAAAACTCTAGCGGCCGGTATGGGCAATGTTGATATTAGAATTTCGCCCCATGCATCACCATTAACTGCTGCATATGAATACATTGGCGATGAAGGACCAATTAATGTTGGTGATAGAGTTATGTTGGGTTGTAGCAATAAAGGTGGCGATTGTAAAAGATGGACTGGAGCAGTAAAGTACATTAAGCAAGGAGTTGAATTGGTACCGGTGACCGGTGTGGAGCCAACACAAAGAGATAGTGGGCAGCCATATAGTGCAACAGATTTTCGTAATGCGCTCGGTGATCCTAATAACAACCGCGAGGAAATCGCTGATTTTGTTGGTGCAGAGAACGTTAATACAGTGTTAGATATACTTGGGCTCGATACCATCGATGAAATGTCAGGAGCGGGTGCTGTTGGGGGATATGCAGCCCCTTTGGGATATGGGTCGGTTAGACTCAAAAACAAAAAGAAAAAGAAAAACGAATATATCGATTTAAGTTTGATTGACGAGGTTATGAAACTAATTAAGGAAAGAGGCATTGTAAAATGAACCAACAAGAAGAACAAATCTTAAGACAGAGTATAAGAGAAATTATTCGCTCTGTCAAGAGTAAAAAACTAAATGAAGAAACTCAACTTCGTAAGTTAATCCAAGGTTTTTTGGATATTGAACTTAAAAACTTGAGTGAAAATGTTAGTGACACGGACCCAACTCCAAATAAGTCTACTGGAATTAATGTTTTGGAACAGTTATTGAAAAAAATAGTTCCGATTATTGAAGAGGACTACAAGTCTCTAACAACAGATAAAAACCAAAGAGATTCTTACAGATCACACATTGTTAACGCTGTGGTTAATACTTTAACTCCTGTTGAAATCAACAATGATGCACATAAAGGTGAGTCTGAAGGCATAAAAGATATGGAAGAGGAGGTATCAATAAATGTTGGCGGTTCTGATGATGATAAGTTTATCGATATTCGCACTGATGCCGAGAAATCTGCAGATGATGAAGAAAAGGAAGCGGATCCGAGAGATTCGTTCGGAGCGGGCGTCGAAGGTGACGAAACTGGGCGTAATGTGGCGTACCAATCGTTCAAAAAAATAGAAACAAATATTATTGATGCTTATGAATTACTTTCAAATCCTGAAGACCAAGAATTGTTTTATGATTATTTAATCGCGAATCTTAAACTTTACTTTAAAAAGTTCGAGCAAGAATTAGAACCATCAGTCGATGAACCTACAAACAAAGCTTATGATATGGCGGCCGCTGATCAACCAGCAACTGAGCCGGCGGATGATGACGCAACTGAATTGGAATTATAATGGCTGATGAAGATAAAACTGTCACAGAATTATTAGAAGATGAATTTGGATCCACTTTAGCTGGAGTTACCGATATCGATACTTTAAAAGAGGCTTTGTATATTGCAAATAGAGTTACTGAGGAGCAAATTAAAAAAAATTTACCGGGTGATGTTGATCCCAATAATTTAGATTCTGTCATTAGACCAGCAAAATATCGAAATGGTATAAAAATCAAAGATAAGTTTACTTTAAGAGATCTTATTTTACAAAATCAAGAACCTCAGACACTAATGGCAGAAATAATTGATGCTTACATTAATTCTAAATTAGGTGGATGAGAATAAAATCAAAAAATATTCGTTTTTTACTTGACAAGATAAAAAATCAGTATTATAGTTAAACTGTCAGTTGTGAAAGTCTATGAAAGATTATAGTACTATCAATAAATTAAAAGATCATAATATTATTAATGATCAGTTATTAGTTTGTATTAATAAACTATCACTTGAAGATTTAATTGCAATCAAATTAGAATTATCTACCAATTTACTAAACAATAGATTATATGGCTTAGATCTTTGGAATAAAATGGACTCTATAACTAAAGAAGCTTTATTAAAATTTTCTTTATCAGTTACGAAAACAAAAGCTGATGCCAGTAGATTTTTAGGTATCACACAACAGAATTTTAATAGAATTTGTAAAACATATAAGGTATTTGAAAATGAAATTAATTAGTATACTCAGCTTGTTGACATGCGGACCTGCTGAACTTGAAACACAAAAGACAGACACACAATCAAAAGTTGCTGAAGAAATTCCAACTGAGTTTGGTGTTATTGCTGCTGAAGGTTGTTCTCAAGCTTCTGTTGGCTCAACAGCGTGTAATATTGTTCTCTATGACCAAAATAAAGAGGTCTGGCAATTAAAAAATCAAAAAGATAAGATTGTTGTGTTAGATTTCTCAGCTATGTGGTGTGGTCCATGCCAGCATGCTGGTAGTTTTACACAAACTATTCAAGATAGTTATTCCAATGTTATCATGGCTACTATTCTAATTGATGGTTATTACTCAGGTATTGAACCCACTGAGGAAGAAGTTAATGGTTGGGTAAGTAATCATGGTATTACTACAGCCCCAGTTTTATATGCCAGTAGAGAAAAGATATTTGATTCTACAGGAACTGGATTAGATGGTTATATTATTACAGGATTTCCCACTTATGCATACATTGACACAGACGGCAAAATTCAATATATGCACACTGGTTTTAATGAACTGTATGTAAGAAATATTATTGAAGGTTTACAATAATGTGGAAAGTTTATAAATACAATGGAAATTATATTCAGGGTGATTTACTTAGCAAACATTCATCTGAAAATGCAGCTTTAAAAGCAGCTAAAAAAAGTATTGGTCACACGCATACTGAAAAGAAAAAAGTCAACAATGAAATTAGAATTTGGCTTGATAGCGTCAATCATACACCTATGGGTGTCATAATAAAAAACACTAGAGGATCTAGTTAATATAGATAACGGGGGTGCCATGGTTTCGACAGGGTACTGAAGAAAAATAGTGCAAGCAGGTTAGATACGACCTTAACAGTTCAAAATAATTTAGTTGCAAATAACAACTTACACTTCCAACAGCGCTTAGCCGCTTAATGGGGAGGCTGATTAGAGCCTTCTATCCAATCTAATCAAAACAACAGACAAGTTGTAAAAATTAAAAAACTTATCGCAACAGGATGGTAAGCGATATTTTATAACCATCTATCTTTGTCAGTTTATGATATAGAAATTGACTAAGCTTGTGAACGACTACAATTGGAAGTATTCTGGACGCGGGTTCGACTCCCGCCACCTCCACCATCTAAAGGAATACTATGAATATGATTAGCTGGTTGCAAAATTTTTATAGCAACGAAAAAAAAGAAAAAACAATTAATAGAATTGTAAAACCAATTGATTCAATTGAAGATGCACTTTGGGACATTAAAGAAGATTATGATCTTGAAACCGAAGAAATTGAAAAAACAGTTCTTGACAAAAGAAAAAATATAGAGTATATGTATAAATCTATAAAACAAAAAACTAATGGTGATTTATGAGTGAAGAAAAAAAAGCAACCGTGATGGTTTCTGGTGGTTTTGATCCGGTTCACGCCGGTCATATTAGAATGATTAGACATGCAGCACAATATGGTGATGTAATTGTTATCGCTAATTCCGATAATTGGTTATACAGAAAGAAAGGCTTTGTTTTTATGGAATGGGAACGTCGTGTTGAAATTTTAAATGCAATTAAAGGTGTAATTTTAGTTGACTCTGTTGATGATACCGATGGTACTGTTTGTGAAGCCATCGCCCGCCATAAGCCGACTTTTTTCGCCAATGGTGGTGATCGCGGAAAATCTAATACACCTGAACAATCCGTTTGTGAAGAACTTGGTGTTCAACTTTTATGGGGTGTTGGGGGCGAAGAAAAAGTAGATAGTTCTTCTGAACTCGCTAAAAAAGCTAGAGATTTTAAGTCACCTGAAACTCGTGGTAATGTAAAACATTCCGGTCGATGATTTAATACTGTAATTAAAATAATGGATAATGAAAAAACATTAAAACTTGATTCTTCTTATCGACCCATAGAAGTAATAGATGCACTAGAAGCACTTGTACTTTGTTTAGTTGGAAAAGCACAAGCTTTAGAAAATTATAATAGCGTCATAAAATCAGTTAGTGAGAGTTTCAATCTTCCAGCAGTGATTGTTTTAAAACGAATTGTAAAATTTAGATATCACACTATCCCATGCCACAGAAAAAATATTATTTGGCGAGATCAAAATCAATGTCAATATTGTGCCAAACACTTTACGGCCGATAAATTAACAATAGACCATATTTTACCTCGTTCACGCGGCGGAAAAAACAAATGGGACAACTTAGTTGCAGCTTGTAAAAAGTGTAACCAAAGAAAAGGTAGTAAAACACCTGAAGAAGCGAATATGCCACTTTTAAGAGAACCGAAAGCTCCTAAGTCTGACATATTTAAAAATATTAGCAATTGTCAAATATCTTCAAAATGGGATTATTATCTTTGGTAAGATTAATATAATCAATTGACAGTAACAATTAGATAGGTTATGATTACTATATTGCCCCTTAGCTCAGTTGGTTAGAGCAGCGGACTGTTAATCCGCTTGTCCTCGGTTCGAGTCCGAGAGGGGCAGCCACTTACCAAAGGAGAAAACATGTCTGTTGTAAAAAGACTACAATCACTAAACTTGCCTGAAGACGCAATGATTACGCTCACTCGTGAAGAGGGAACGGATGTCTTCGTTCATAATGAAACAGAAGTAGAGGACGCAATGAATGAAACAAGCGTAATCTATGATTTTGCTTCACTTATTTCTAACACAAAACTTGATGCTCGTAATCGTTGGAATGGCAATATCATTCAACATCTTCGCGATAATGATTTTCTTGAAGAATATGAGCGAGGTAGTTTTGCTTTTGAAGATTTCTTAGCTGAGACACTAACTGAAAATTTTTATGATACTGAGTTAATTGAATATTCAACTGAGAAGTACGATCATAAACGAGGCTTTACAACTCTAACTGCACAGGTTGAAGTTCCATTCGCAAATTTCGTTGAAATTAATCCATTTGTAACTGGTTGGACAGTATCTGTTGAAACTGAAAATGGTACACTAACGTTTGATGCTTGATGTTTCTATTTATATTTGGAGGATTTGATTATGGAAAAATGTGAATGCTGCGGCTGCACCGCACCATGTGGTTGTGATTGCTGCTGCAAATAAACCCCGCGCTGTTCTGCTCGCTTTATAAGCAGAAGGGGGCTGCCGACCCAAACGTAGGCAGAGGTTTCCGGTTATCCTAGTTCTAGACAAAAAACCGGTTTTTAAATAATAGCATATTTATTATGTGGAAGAAGTAGTAGAGTTGATGATATTAGCAATGGTAATGTTCCTTGCTGCTTTTTTCTGTTTCAAAGTTTTGTTGTTGCCTGAAGCTACAATATCAACAATTGAAAGAATACATGACATCGAAAACAAAATATACGATAAATGATAAAGTTTTAATTAAAGGTTTTACTAAACCAGTCGTTAAAGTTATATTAAAAAAAAGATATGAGCCAACCAAAAATATGCTTGGTGTTGCTGGTTGGCATGCAAAAATAATTTATAAAAAAGATGTTTATAAGTTAATAAAATCTGGTGTACCATATAAGAAAGATGAAAAACCCATGGTTTGGGTTTTTGATTGGCAAATAATTAAAAAATTGCCCGCATAGCTCAACTGGTAGAGCAACGGTTTTGTAAACCGTAGGTTGGGGGTTCAAGTCCCTCTGCGGGCACCATTTATTATGACAACTAAAATTGATCACATAGGTCTTATTGTTGATGAGCCCCGACTTGCAGCTAAATGGTATCAGCTTAAGTTTAATGCAGAAATACTGTATTTAGATGATACTTGGGCATTTGTACAGCTAGAAAATGTAAAGATAGCTTTTGTTATTAAGGGTCAGCATCCTCAACACTTTGCAATCGAAGTAGATGAATTTGATGAAGATGATGTTTTAAAAGAACATAGAGATGGTTCAATATCAACTTATAAGAAAGATCCTTGGGGTAATATTTACGAATTAATAAAATACCCAGAAACTTCTTGACATCGATACAAGTTAATGTTAAGTTATTAGTATTACTGGAGGGTAATATGAATCATTTGGGCTATGCCTGTATCAATATGGGCTTTTCTTCGTTGCCTAAAAAACAACGCATCACAACTAACCGAAGTATGATTCGTCGCACTTTTGATGAGCGCGGTATTGAGTATGCATCAGAATTGGCTTTGCAAAATCTCAGAGATTTGCGAACTATCCTTGAATGGAATTTGAAGAACGAAATTTACTTTTATCGACTTTCTTCAGATATTATTCCTTGGGCTTCTGAATATAGTCTCTCAGATATGCCTAATTTCGGCGCTATTCACGCCGCAGCACTTAGGGCGGGTAACTATGCCCGTGAGCATGGAATGCGCCTCACAGCGCATCCGGGTCCGTTTAATAAACTGGCATCTCCAAAAGAACGTGTGTTTCAACTTACTAAAACAGATTTATCAGTTCATGCTGAGTTGTTTGATCTTATGGGCTTACCTCGTACTCCATATGCCAAGCTTAATATTCATGTCGGTGCTGCTTATGGTGACAAGCCGTTTGCCCTTGATAATTTTTGTCGTAACTTTGAGCGTCTACCAGAAAATGTACGCTCACGGTTGACTGTTGAGAATGACGACAAAGAATCATTGTATTCCACACTGGAACTGTATGAAGGCGTTTACAAGCGCATTGGCATTCCAATTGTGTTTGACTATCATCATCACATGCTGCACACCGGTGGACAAACTGAACAAGAAGCACTAGAGCTTGCACTTTCCACATGGGGAGATATTAAGCCTGTGGTTCACTATGCAGAGTCTCGTTCGGCCGAGCATAATAATCCTAAAATTAAACCACAAGCACACTCGGATCTA